CTAGCCTAACACCTGGTTCGTCTCGTTCTCTAAAACGTCTTTTTGATTCACAGAGATGCACCACGAGACTTTCTTCTCTGCGGAAAGTTTTTTTACAAAAATCACACACAAAACTCATGCAGAATCTCGTTTGCCAATATAATCAGTTATAAACTCTATCAAACTATTTGTATCGTCTGCCAGCACATGCCGTATGTTGGTTTCTAGATGTGAATCTCTTGGATCAAACTTAGCACCATTTTTGTATTGATATTCCAGTGCGCCCCACTTTAACCCTTGTACAATTTCTGGTTGGTTTAACAAAGCAAATTTTGAATCATCTAATAAGTTATGATATACATCATCTGCCTGTCTAAAAATACAAACCTGATGTCCACGAGATTTTAAATCGTTTATCATTGCCAACAATCTAAACATTAGATCTTCTAATCTATCAGCAACGCTGAACACTTCTGATTTAAGTTTTAGTCTAATAAACATATCACTATCAGAATTGTTCCAGGATACACAATAATTGACATTAGGCGGTGGTTGATTTTGTATGCTCATCCATGAGCCTTCAAATTGATCAACTTCGGCGTTGACAGGTATTTCAGTTCGGCCAAGAAAACTTAGACCTATGATGTACAATGTTGGTTGCGTGGTTTGATAACTGTCTTTGATAGTGGTTCTAATTATTCTAGAATTGCAGCTACCAGTTACAACTAAACTTTGCATATCTGACATTTGCAAACGGTTTGCTAAGATACCAATCTTGTTATTTAGATGCCACATGTAACTGCATCCATTTAGCACTAGCCTTGATGGTGTCATTTCAGTTTGAGTTTCCAGGCCACAGTAACACGAAGTTCTTTACACTGTCTGGTTGGTTCTTGTCCTTGGTGTAAAATATTTGAATTAAAAATTACCCCGGTGTTGGGCTGCGGATAGTTAAAGAAGATATCTGCTTTGTGAGGATCATGAAACACAGTTGCTCCTCCCCACTCTGGTAGCCATGTTGGGCCTACGTAGTACAGAAACGTTTTGTAACTGTCATCCCCACCAATAACATCCTGATGCATGTCTCCGCTGAGTCCATGAGTTTGACCATTGGCATAAACTCTGTCTAATTCAAATTCTTGATTGGTTAGAGTTTGTATACGATCCAAACTAAACTTTGTAAAAAAACTATCATTACCTAGATCTAAAAACCAAAACTTGGTGCTGTTGGGCTCGTTACTGAATCCGGCAAATTGCCAGGTTTTGGCATTCAACGTTTTGTCAATTACTAGTTGATGTTCTTGTTGTGTGTAGACAGCAGAAAATCTAGTTATGTTTTCAATCATGCATCTATTCCAAGATCTTTTAGGTACTGCTGAAGTTCTTGTTTGGTTGTAATACTTGCCAGCAAGTCTAGCTCATCATTTTTCATCTGCGGAAACAGTTCTGCTAATTGCTTGCGAAAGTTACTGGATGATCCTTCTTTCTTTTTGGGACTTATCCACGAATGTCTTGGTAAATTACGTCCTAGAATTTCTAACCCAGGACTCACTGTGGTGGCGCAGAGCCATTGTAGTTTTGGATGTTTGTTGATTGCAAAAAAATGTTTGTTCAAATGATGGTTGCAACTTTGTAGATAATACTCTTGCATATCTCTGCTGCCCTCAACACTTGAGCCCCAGCGTATCATAAGATAGTTACTGAACTTTTTGCGTTCTTCGTCGGTCAAGCTGTCATAGAAATCTCTATTCTTAGAATCAAACTGCCGCATTTCATTGCTGATGTGTAGTTTATCCATCTTTGAGTCTACGTTGTAGGGTATCAATATGTGCTTTGAGTCTTGATAATTCTCTACGGTATTTTGCCATCACTGACTGTTGATGAGCAAGTTCCTGCTCTAATACTTTTAATCGACTATCAACATTGTTTGAACTAGACGTTGCCACAGGAGTCATAGTTGCTGTGCTGTTGGGGTTGTCTTTGTATTGATTCATGTCACCAGGCCTTGTTGTAATCTACAATTTCACAGTTGCGACTTATTTCTTTTACAAAATACACGCAATCAGGATTTTTTTCATTGGACAACGGCACTGATAACATCTGACCATTCTTGAGTTTTGGAGCATACCAGACCACTTCATTATAAACATCAAGTATTTCTATGTCAAGAAAACTAGGTCTAAAACTGCTCAACGGATTGAATTGAAATGCTTTGAAGCCTCGATCGTTTACGCTGGTTAATGGCAGTATTTCCAAGTCACCAAGATCCGGTTCACCAATCAAGATTTGCCAGTCCAATGGCATATTTATTTTATTCTCTCCTATGCGTAGTACCAGTGCAGGTGAGCTAAAGCTTTCTAAAAATATCAAAGGAATATATTGATAGTCAGGATTGGCTGGATCACTGTTGTCCAAAATTGCAAATCGCAAATCATCAATTTCGTCAGGAAGATGATCTAAGTCAAAAGCCAAATTATCTAATGTAAGAATTTTCATAACAACATTATAACGTTAATTGCGGCCAGGAAGCAACCTGATCGTGAACAGATTTTATCTGTGATATTAGTGTATGCATGTGCTGTAATGGAATCATGTTTGGCCCATCGCTGGGTGCTTTGTCGGGGTTTTGATGTGTTTCAATAAACACCGCACTCAAACATCCAGTGGCCGCTGCTGCTCGTGCTAGGTACGGGACCATGGATCGGTCGCCGCCTGAGCTAGTGCCCATCCCTCCAGGCTGCTGTACACTATGGGTGCAATCAAACACCACGGGATAGCCAGTGCGTTCCATAATAGGTAGACTACGCATGTCAACCACAAGATTATTGTATCCATGTGTTACTCCTCTTTCGCATAGTAGTATTCGTTCATTACCCGTGCTGGCGACTTTTTCTGCTGCACGAGCAATATCACCAGGTGCCATAAATTGACCTTTCTTTATATTGACCGCCAAGCCAGTTTCACCAGCAGCAATCAATAGGTCAGTTTGTCGACTTAAGAAAGCAGGTATCTGTATGACATCAATTCCATAAAACACACACCGGTCTGCCTGTTCGGGCAAATGTATATCTGTGAGAACCGGGATGTTAAAATGTTTTTTGATTTCAAAAAGAATTTGTAGTCCATCGTCGATGCCAACACCACGTTTGGTTGAAATACTAGTACGGTTGGCTTTATCAAAACTGCTTTTATATACAAAGTTTACGCCTAGCTCGCTGCATATACTCTTCAAATTACCAGCCATCATCATGGCATGTTCTGCTGATTCAATTTGACAAGGCCCAGCGATTACGCACAATGGTTCCCCGGAACCAATGGAAAAATTACCTACATTAATTTTCATAATATTTTTTTAATAATAACTCCACAGTCAGCTGCTTCAACTATAGACCAACCTTCTGATTCTAACCAAACAACCAAAGGCCCACATTTACCAACCCAACAACCGTTCCAGATATAAGTATCATCACAGGCAATCACACCCTGTTCATGCATAAACGGCAGCAGTGCTTTTCCCTGCCTAAAATGTTCAAGTTGTGAGTTGGTATTATTCATAATTAGATTATGCTTAGACTTATAGGTTTCAATTTGCAACTTAACTTCCCTTGTAAATTCACTTGGGTTATGATCCAAATTTTCGTCCCAGATCCAATCAAAATTGTCCAAATAAACCACTGATATTTTTTTATTAATACCGGGCAATACCTGCTGACACCAGGTACTACCTTGTGCAATATGATAATTTATACCATGATTTCTGTATTGACTGATACGAGTTTGTGCATCGGTTGATAGGTCAACAGTGTGAAATTCTTCCCCCCGACGTTCACCTAGTTGAGCAAAGAACTCAGTACTGCCCTCATATCGATCGCTGCCAATTTCTAAAATAAAATTGTTGTCACCATTGGCTGCAGGTAGGTACTTTTCAACTTGTTCAAAGATTTTTCCCATTTTACATCCAATCTAAACGTTCTTGTGTAAATGGATAGTTTGCTTCTTTGTAGTAAGCTTTGCGTTTGGTTAAGTGTCTTTTGGCAAATTTACAGGTGCTTGTGATGTCCCAGATTTGCACAAAGTCTTTGTCTTCCGCTTTGCGAATACCACGCCCGATACTTTGGATGACCCTGACAAAACTCTTGCCCGGCTCCAACAGAACAAGATTAAATATCCGAGGTATGTTAATGCCCACAGCAGCAACACCATATGTTGCCACAATAATTTTGTCTGAGCTCTCTGCAACTTCATCATAGTGTTCTTGTCTTTCTGTGCCTTTGGTGGCACCACTGACAAACACCGCACGTTCTCCTAGACGTTGAACCAAGGCCTGCCCAGCTGCCACACGATCAACTAGCACAAGTGTATTACCAGTTTCGTTTACTTGCTGTACTAACTTGGCAATAGTATCAAGCCGACCAGACTCTTCTAATAGATATTTCAGTTCACTTTGATAGTTGCTGTACTCAACATGATCAACAAGCTGCACAACATTGACATGACATTGTGCAAGCACACCTCGGTCTTGTAGTTCGCTGGCAGCAAGTTTGTTAACCACTGGCCCTAGGCTTACATGCAATGCTTGAAACTCAAACTGTTCTTTTGGTATAGTTCCAGTCAAACCCCAACGCAGTGGAATCTGACTCATGACTCCTGTGAGCAAGGTCTTGAGTGCTTCTGCTTTGGCCATGTGTACTTCATCTACAATCACGCACACAACACCCTCTAAGAAATCTTGAATAGTGTTTGTAGCAACACCGCTTTTGG